TCTTCATATTTTTTATAGAGTTTATACATATATTCAAATTTAAATGATGGAGATGAAAGAATAATAAGTTTATTATTAGGCCATATATATCTATCCTTTTCTCTCATCTCGCCTTTGTCGATTAGACGGGATTCTAAATTGTATAGTTCCTCCCTCTCGATAGGATTCTCTACCACCCCCAGAAATGGTATAATAACTTCATTAAATATTTTTTCAGGTATCGTTAAGAACTCATCCAAAACAATCCTATTAAATCGAAATCCACGAAGCCTCTCACCATTAGCTAACGGAAGGGCTATCGCCCTAGCCTTACCTAAAGTCATTGTCCATTGGTCAGTTCCTTTAGTTATTTTAAATCCACATTCTTTGATTAGACTTGCTTCGGGTTTGCTAATTATATCCTCCATCTTTTGGAAGATTTGTTTAGATTGCCTAAATGTCCCTGCAATAACTCCTATGTTTGAATTAGGGTTGAGTAGACACTCTAGTAAGACGTAGATCGCAGTAGAGAACGTCTTCGACATACCACGCGAGAAAACGAACATAGAATAGTCAGAAACCATCATCCCCTTAATAGCCATTGCCTGAAAGGGGAATAACTTAACACCTAAAAATAACTCAGAAGTAAATGCTATATTGTTCCGTAAGAACTTATACAGCAAATACTTCGCTTCTTCTTCTTTGATACTGCCGTCCATTTCCTTTAGGAACTTATTTAGTTCCTGAGAGGAATGCTCAAGCCGATATCCTTGTTTTCCCTTTGTCCAAGACATTTACTCGTTCATCTATAAAATATTGTAAGTCAACATTCCACATAGCTTCACCATGATAAAGAATAAGTGGAATTAGCTTTTTAGCTCCTGCTCTGTTGTGTGCAAAAATGATTTGTATGTTTTTAGGGTAGTCTGTAATTAAGTTTCTTATATTGTGCCATAAATAACCAAGATTAGACTTAAACTTGGAAACCTTGTTATCTTCTTCTAGTTTGTTTATTGTTGTTTCTACCACAACGAACATGTAAGAATTAAACTCTACGCATCTATCCATCTCGCGCCTAAACCTGTCAATGTCCTTGCCGAAGGTTTGTCTGAAGTCATCTTGCGACTTACGATCAACAAATGTCTTTGTATAAAGATCTCCTCTGGCCGTATAGTCTCCGAAGTCCAATTTGTTTGTTACAGAGTCTTGAAAAATAAGTGGGGTTTTTTCTCTAGTATCAGTAAAGATTGGTATAGTCTGATAATCATTCTCCCAGAAATTTTTAGGTAGATTTGCATTGAAGTAATTTTCTACCCCGACTTCTTCCAAAAAGGCAGAATACGAACCCCAAAACTTTTTATAGTAAAATATGCTCGCCATCTGCGACAAGTCGTAAAAAAGGTTTGGAGGAGATATAGAAATTTCTTTTAATGTAAATTTATCTACTACCTTTTCTTTAATATACTTTTTGACATCCTCCTCTGGAGCCGAGTCCATCCATAACTTAAAATTATCATAACAGTTAAAGCTATCCCTAAAATATTGATCATAAGATCGAAAAGCCAATTTTTCACCCGTGTAGAGGTCTCTTCGGTCGTAATGTTTGACATAGTAATCTCCTATAGTTAGAGAATGAGCTTTTAAGTGAGCATGGAAGCTTCTTTTTTTGTCAAACTCTTTACCACATTCTTTACAGACAAAATCGCTCATAAGATCTCTTTTTTAGATATTCCTAGAATCCTAGCTTTGTAGTCATCCATAGACTCAAGTCGATCAGCTTCTTCTTCGATTAGCTTGTTCTGCATCTCTGCCATCATTATCATGCGATCACGCTCCTCTTTGTCTTGAAAAGCTTCGACTAGTGCAGCGATGCTTCCGTTCTGCTCCCCCCTTGCCTTTAAACGCGCCTGACGGCTCCCGTTAAGGTCTTTCGTCAAAGATTCGATTCTCTTCTCACATTGGTTTAGCTCGTCGCTGGTGGCCTTTATAATCTCCGTAAGGCGCAATGTTATATCTCGTTCATTTTCAGTGTCATTGAGCATATTATTCAATCTGTCGATTCTCTGTTGAATATGCTTCTGCCGAACATAGTTCGTGCAAACAGTAATATACAAGTTTAGCTCATCATTTGTTAAATCGGGCTTGTCCCACACCGTTCTAACAAACTCACTCTCAAATAAATCTCTATCTGCTATTGTTGAATATTGATTGATGAAATGAACGAAACGAGGACTCTTCAGGTAGAAGAGAAGCTTCTCACACATTTTCTTTTGTTTTGTTTGTATTGATATCTCATCAAAGCTCTGTCCCGCCCAGTCATTAACCTTTTTAATGGATCTAGATAGTGATTTAGGTGGAGACCACTTATCATTAGTGACCATATCGTTATCATCTACGATTTCTGGCCTGTAGCTACGCAAAAATTCCATCACCATCCTATGCTGCTGGCTCAATGGTTGAATTTCTCTATCTCGGAAAACTAATCTAGTCGCTTCCAAAGCATTCATACCCCTTTCGATGTTGTCACTCATCAAAAATTCTCTTTGTTGCGTCTCTAACTCAATTTCTTCAACTCTTTGGGGTGTAGTAGTATTAAATTCTAAATTATTATTAATTAAAAATGCTCTAACAGCCCTACCTTCTTTAGAACGACCATCTAAAGTGTCGTCATTAAACACAATTTGCGTAATATGTCTTAAATCGGGGTTTTTAGTAAACTCTTCTTGTATTTGGGTTTTCTGTTCTTCTGTTAACTGTAGATTATTCATAAAATATCGTTATCCTTCATGATTTTAAGGGCAATGTGATAAAATTTCTTTTTTAAATTTGCCATTTGTTTATATCTTGGTTTTCTTCTTTTAGAAGAATCCGCTTTAAACCCAAACTTCTTTGCTACTTCATTTTCATCGATATGATCAATATAAAGCATGTAATATATGTTTTTATGTTTTTCATTTAATTGTTCCATAACCAACACATGCAACTTGTCTGAAGATTCTTTATAATCTACAAAATCTTGAATATTCGTCGTTCCTGTAGCTATACCCTCTTCTAACGCTAAAGGTAATTTTATATTGTAAGCTCTTTCTTTTTTTTTCCTCCATTTAGCGAAATCAGGGCAGCTTTCATCTTGCTCTTGGCTTTTTGTTAATTCACAAGAATTTGCCCCCATATTATGAGGACAACGCAGACACGGCTTTGCGAAACTTGAATAATTATTACGAATCAGATTTTTTATCTGATTAGATATAATCATCGAAGCCCAAGGCTTAAATGAACGAGACTGATCCCATAGATGCCACTTATTATATATATGTAAGCGAATTATTTGACAGACATCATCGTAGTCCATCCACGCTAAAGCACTTAATTGCCATTTAGGTCTATATTTTTTAAGAAGCTCTTCTAAATCATCGCGTTGACTTTCAAAATCATTATTCATCAACATCCCTCATACGGGAAGACGAGCATTCTTTAACAGTTTGATCTAAAAGGGCTTGACCTTCTGGATCATTTGAAGGAGGTCTTTGCATAGGAGGTAAGTTAGATGATTGAGAACCAGCAGAAGACCAAATGTCTTTTAAACTAGTCTTATCACTATTACCCTCAACAACAATACTTCTTTTTAATTTATTTAAATCGACATCTAGCTCTGGCTCTAGCTCTGGCTCTTGTTTTTTAGAAGCTTTTGACAAACCATCGAGACTTTCACCGCAACTAGAACAAAATTTAGGCTTTGTCACCTCATACAAGATCTTATGTCCACACGATACACAAAAAAGTTTATTCATGGCTAATTTTATTAATTTAATTGGTTTTTTTCAATTTTATCTACTAAATAGCTGATAATCTTATCTCTCATAACATCATCCTTCGTAAAATGTAGATGATGTATCCCATGACTTCTACTTTCTTCATCATCGAAGACCTTACAAAATTTTTCAAAGCCAGTAGACCTAATATCACTCTGCATTGTATCTCCACATATAAATAATGTAGAGTTTGCACTTATTCTAGTAATGACAGTTGTAAGTTCTTTTATTGTCATGTTTTGGGCTTCATCAACGATAACGACCTTGTTTCTCCATGTGGCCCCACGAATAAAGTTAATCGGGGCCGCATCTATCGCATTCCGTTGTTGTATTTGTTGTTTTTCATGTGGACTTAAAAGTTCATCCAGCTTATCTTCTAAAGGACCAATATATGGATTAAATTTATCATCCATACTCCCTTTCAGAAAACCCAACCCCTTCTCCGCACTCTCAGCTAAACTCCTCAAATATAGGATCTTAAGCAGATTGTCTTGATTGTGTTTATATATAGCAGTATACACTGACATAAATGTCTTTGCCGTCCCTGCTGGCCCACTTATAAATACTACCCGCGTTTCGGGGTTCCTCATGATCTTATGAAATTGACTTTGTTTTTCTGTAAGTTCTATATGCCCCAACAAAAAAGAGTTTTTATATTTATATGACATGTATGTTCTTTTTTACACGAATAACTGAATCGAAGGCTTCTTGTTTATAGAATTCACCACCCCCCCGCGCTGTGAGCGTCAAGTCATTTCTCAAAAATTCTCAGAAAACCCACCCCCTATCTACCCCACCAAAAAAAACAAAATAAAAGCATCTTTTCTCTTGCGTTCTCTCTGGATCTGTGCTACAATACACCCATGACAAAAACAAATTCAATCCCAACTAAGTCAGTCCAAAATCTAGAAATCAGTGATGATATGCATGACACGGTTGAAATGGGATATATGGAAGCAGATAAGTGTTTCTACTACTGCGAATTCTCTTACAAAGGAAAGTCTCACGAGGGAGTCATTGAAGCAGTTAGGGTTTGGGACGAAGGTTCCGAATGCGCTTTCGTAGAATGGGAAGGCGATACCATTAATAACGTCGAAGAAAATAATTCAAAATAATAGCAGAAAAAGCTTGTTTTAAATTCATTTTTAATCTAAACTACCGACATGGAAACAAAAACACCCCGCAGTTACCACGCAAGAGTCCAAGCAGCCCGCAAAGCAATGTGGATGAGAGAGAATGAGCGTCTTGCTAATCCTCCCAAGGAAATAGACTGGACAGCAACCATTGAGGCTGGCAAAGTAGTCTATAAAAAAACAAAATAAAAACCCTTGCACAGAATCAAAATCTAACCTATACTAAACCCATGACAGAAACAACTACAACTCCCAAGACTGACCTCGACAAGTTTTACACAGAGCGCAATGCTGCAACCGCCATGCGTGATGATCTCTTCTTCCTCGTAGGTTGGCTTTCCGTAGACGAGCCAGAGACATCTAAAAGACTTGAGGCAATACTAAAACAACACGCAGAGAACAGAGAGCAAAGCTACATGTAATCCACTCACACCCAAACACTAACAAAAACAAAATTATGAATCATCGTTTAAACTACCTCAAGAACTTCGTCACTATCGTAATGATTAGCCACCTTGCCGTGCTTGCCATCTTCGGCTTGATGGCTTACTTCGTTGGCTTAACCCAAGCCATTGATAACATCGGAGGATGGTATGAGACCAAAGCAAACGGAGAGGTATACTATCATGCCTATAACTTCCTGCACTTCATGGCTCTCACTTACCTTCCTGCTATGGTGCTAGCTCCTTGCATCACTGCAATCGACTGGATCAATGACGCACCCTCAAGACGCAAGCTCAAGCGCACACCTAACACAATCACAGGCAAAGAATTAGTTGATATAAAACTCTAAAATAGTTCTTGCAATAAACTCAAACTACACTATACTACCATCATGACCGTTAAGAAACCAGCATTCATCTACTCCGTAATCGTTAAAGCTCTCAAAGAATCTCGCTTGAGACGCGACATGGCTAACGTAGAAGAGCCAGCAATTGACAAATATACCGCTGCTGTCATCACTGATATGTGCAGTGAAGCAGTAGCCGACAATAGTGACATTAAAAACTTTCGCGGAACTTGTGAATGGATACTTGAGACAATTCTCCGCTTGCGTAAGGACACCTACCCAGACATTCACCCTCTCTGCCGTCACAGGCTCGTCAAGGAAGATCTCATGCTGAAGAGCGATGATCTGGCCGCGAATAACATGAATAAAAAACTCTCGGTAGGGTAACCTGCCACTGTCATGGAGCCTCGCCACCTCAACGGGTGGCGAGGTTTTTTCTTGTAAAAAAAACAAATAAAAAGCTTGACAGCGTAACCCACTGATACTCAACGAGTTACGAGCGTCGGCCCCGCGCCCATGCGTAAGTCGTTGATACTCAGTCACTTACGCAAGTTAAAAAAAGAAATAAAAAACGCATTTAGGGCTTGCGGTTGGCTGCGTTTGTGATAATATTCCCACATGACAGTAAATGACATCATGACCCGCCCGACCGACACCTACTTCGTAGTCACCGCCGCCAGCTATGCCGACCCCATGACTAGGTGGCTAGTGGGAGGCGGCAGTGATCAGCAGCAAGCCATCTCCATCGCTGAAAGCGTTGTGAGCGGGGTGGTAGACGGTTTCACCGACAAGGCCGAAGCCTTTGAGAGTTACCCCGAGTTGGCCCCGCCCACCAAAAAATGGCTCGCCATCACAGCCGCTGCCGATGAACACTATGATGGCCTACACGCCGACTCTGTTGAGCGATGCCGTGAGGCCGATTCGGAATAAGCTCTGTAACTCCTTGACACTCAGGGAGTTACGAGCGGCGGCCCGCCCGCGCCTCGTAACTCATTGATTCTCAATGACTTACGAAAGCTGTAATCAGAGGCTTTGTGTGCTTGTCAAGCGATATCTTTGTATTTGTTATTTGTCTCTATAACCTGCAACCTGAGATACAAAAAAGATAAAAAAAGATTTGCACTCCTGCGATCTTTTGGTAGATTCCTCTCATGACAGTTCAAAATCCTATTGGCCAACTCGCCCCGATGACAGAATCCGACCTGCGCGATATGCTCGATGACGGGCCTCGCTGCGGGAACTGGAACCCCACGCCCGATGAGATTCAGGAGGTTCTCGCTGAGATCCATGCTGATCTCGGTGATCGCGATCCTAACTGGTCTTCAGATCCTAAATAATCAAAAGAGACAAGACTCTCTTCAAGGCTCCCGAAAGGGAGCTTTTTTTTTGTGCTTTTATGTAAAAAAAGATTGCCAAAAACAAATTCTTCTGTTACACTCCCCCCATGTTTACGTTCAGTTACTACATCGTCGCCAGCACAGGAGTTTATACAGGAGTCGCCATGTCGCGTTCTCCGAAGAAGGCTTCCGAAGAAGCCTCGCGGATCGCTTGGGAAAATCTCCAAGAGGGGGATGCCAAGGCTCAATACTGTTCGGGCATCTCTGTGGAGGGGTGGACGGCGTGGCGGGGTCATAAAAAAATCGCGGAATACATGGACATCTAACTCCTTGATACTCAGGGAGTTACGGGGCAGGGGCGGCGCGGGCCGCGTAACTCATTGATACTCAACGAGTTATGACATGAAAAAAAATGAATTTAAATGCAGAAATCGCTTGCATATCTGGTGATATTTGGTAAACTATTTGCATAGAAGCTATTTAACCTGTGCTTCTCTAACCTACAACAAAACACAAACTATGTTCGGAAAAAAATTCAAATTCAGCAAAAAACCTCTTGCACTTACCCAACAACCTGTTATACTTATCCCAATGCAAACAAACACCATTAACACCAATCCCATCCTTCCTACTAACCCTGTTCAACTTGCTTCTACTCTTACTGGTAAGACAATACGCTACACGAACATAAAAGCTTCTTCGGTTACAGAAAACAGAGAACGGGTTTTTAAGATTCAGTCCGTAGAGGATATTTCTGTTTCCCATTCAACTGGTAATGAATACGTTGACGTTCAACTCTCGGACTTAGACGACAATGGATCAGTTAAGCCTCGCAGATTGATCACCTCAAGAATTTCAATTGTTGTGTAGGTGTGTAAACGCATGAGGGGTGGCAGGTTGTGTGTGTCTTAATTCCTGCTGCCCCTCTTTACAACAAAACTCTTCTAAACAGAAAAAACAAAAAAACAAATTAGCATCATGCCTAAATCATCAGAAACACTTCGTATCGAAGTAAAAACACAAGACCAAGCAGCCATTTTAAATTATGCGTTTGGATTAGTCCATCAACATCTCGCAAGTCGCCTTGAAGATGTTGAAGATAATAAACTAGATTCTTTTATGGACAACATTAAGTGGACACGCAAACATGCAAAGTCTCTTAATGACAAATTTTCTCTTAATGAGTTACAGAATTCCTAGGAGATCCGAAGAATAGGTGGTAACAGTGACCAACTCTTAATTGACTGGCACTCGTCAACAAGCCGATCCCCCTCCTGCTATGCTAGCCAGCGGGAAGGGGGAACCACTTTCTTGCTAGATGGGGTAAGTCCCGTCCTCCTTCGTCACTGGGGGGCGGGGCTTTTCTTTGGGAGTGTAGCTCAATGGTTAGAGCAAACGACTCATAATCGTTTGGTTGCGGGTTCGAGTCCCGCCGCTCCCACCATAACTCATTGATACTGAAGGAGTTACGAGGGACGGCCCGCCCCGCGCTCGTAACTCGTTGATACTCAACGACTTACGAAGGAAAAAGAAGCACACTTTTCTAGGTCTGTCAAGCAGAAAAAAAATAAAAGAAAAAGCTAAAAAAGGGTTGCATCAAATCAAATATGTGGTAAACTTCTCGCATGTTGATACTTGCTAAAAACAAAGTCGAGTCCGAGCAGTTGGCCAACGTCCCAACTCCTGCCGCTACGGACACTCACACACCAATCGGTCACGCACTTCTTGCGGATCGCACCCGCAACGTCATTGCTAAAGCTGGTCTTGAGATCACTCAAGAGGAACACGCAATTGCGCGTGGTGGTCTCCGTTACTTCGGCGGCTTCGCCCTCAAGGGTGATGCCATCGATGGAGATGACCGCAAGCTTGTGCTTGGTCTCCGCAACGCGCACGACAAGTCCTTCGCGGCTTCCGTGTGCATCGGTAACCAGATGATGGTCTGCGAAAACCTTTGCTTCTCTTCAGATGTAAAGCTCGCTCGCCGTCACACCGTCAACATCCTTCGGGATCTGAATACGGTGCTTTCGTCTGCCGTGAGTCGCGTTACCTCGCACTGGGTTGACATGGGCAATCGGATTGCTTCCTACAAGGAGAGTGAAATCTCCAAGGAGGCGGCTTCCGACTTGGTTGTTGATCTCGCTGAGATGGGCGCGTTTCCTGCACGTTCCGTCTACAAGGCGATTCAGGAGTTCCGCAACCCTCGCCATGAGGAGTTCAAAGGCGGGACACTCTGGACGCTCTACAACGGCGTGACCGAGCATCTCAAGGGTGGCGACCTTACCAAGTTGCCACAGCGCACGATGACCACGCAGTCTGTCTTTGACAGGCTCGCGGGCCATAAGCCCAAGATCGTCGAGGCCGAAGAGATTGCCTTGCCCGCATAGTCCTGCCTCTACCATCACAGGCCCGCATTCCGAAAGGGGTGCGGGCTTTTGCTTGCAAAAATAAAATGTTTTTTTAGTTGACACGGGATTTAAGCCTCATAACTCGTTGAGGTTCAACGAGTTACGCGGCGCGGGGCCGCCCCGCCTCGTAACTAACTGATACTCAAGGACTTACGACTGAATTTTAATTCATTTTTAATTTGACTCTTTTTTTTATTTGAGGTATATTCTAGCCATGACCAAGACATATAATATTTCTCGACAATACCCAAACGACATACCTTTTGATTTTGTATTTGAGTGGTTTAATGGAGCAGAAGAAACAGGAATTGTCTGCTCATTACATGCAGCGATTAAGCTTGCAGAAGAATTTCAAAAGTTCGGTTATAAAGAGTTGGAGGGCAGCATTCAATTTACCTCTGCAATTTAAATTAATTTTAATTGACGAATCAAAATAATCTGTTACATTACCCACATGGCAAAACTACTTAACGCTGGAAATTACAAAACACGCAAGGGAGAAAAGTATGGTTGGAAAACCTATGGAATACACCTTGCACCATTTAACATATCAGGAAAAAATGTTTGCGCTTCTGCTACTACTGGTTGCTCTACTGCTTGTCTCAATACTGCTGGCCGTGGAATCATGCATTCCGTTCAAGATGCCCGAGTTAAAAAAACACGAAGGTTTTTCGAGGATCGGGATGGATTCATATCGCAGTTATTCAAAGAAATCAAAAGCTCGATTAAAAGCGCTGCGAGAAAAGAATTAAATAGTTGCTTCCGTTTGAATCTCACAAGCGACATCCTTTGGGAGAGATTTGTTGTTGGACATTTTCCAGATACTCAATTCTATGACTACACTAAACACTTAAAAAGATTCGTTCGTTTCCTAGAGGGTAAGTTCCCCCCCAACTATCACCTCACATACTCTCGCAGTGAAGAGACTCCTGACGAACTAGTAAAAGGACTCTGTGCGAGCGGTGGCAACGTCGCAGTGGTCTTCCGCAATCACCTTCCCGAAACGTGGCTTGGAATAGAAGTAATTGATGGCGACGATTCCGATTTACGTTTTGAAGATAGCAAGGGGAAGATAGTAGGGTTACTTGAAAAGGGGCTTGCCAAAAAAGACAAGACAGGATTTGTTGTTGAGCCACAATAAAAATTAATAAAAAAGACTTGCAATAATAAGCAAACACTATATACTTCAAGCACTATGGGACTCGATCAAAACGCATACAAAGTAAAAAGCAGCTACGCCCCCACCACCAAAACCCAAACTGTCAGGACTACAGAAATCTGTTACTGGCGCAAGCACAATGCCTTGCAGGGTTGGATGGAGGAACTGTGGTGTGAAAAGACTGGGAAAACACCCATCGAACTTAATTGCCAAGATTTAGAAATCACTTCCGAAGATCTTGATAAGTTAGAGGCGACAATCACCAATAACAAACTTCCTAGCACTCAAGGATTCTTTTATGGATCAGACACTAGCCAAGACGAAAGCCGCAAAGAATATGATCTAGAATTTGTTTCTAAAGCTAGGGCAGCGATCAAGGAAGGATACACAATTACCTATTCTTGCTGGTGGTGATCAAAAAAAATGCAGGAAAATTGGATAATCTTTATAGTTTTAGTAACAGCAATCTTTACAATCTTTTTCTCATGACAATAGAAGTAATACAAAAGGAAGTTTATGGAAACACCTTAACCTATGTGGCAGATGAATCTGTCAGGAATTCCATAAAGAAACTAACAGGAAGAAAAACTTTGACCGACTACGACATTGAAGCGCTCAAAGAACTAGGCTTCGTCTTGGTCCTCAAACAGATAACCGTCAACATCTAACCCATCCCCGTAACTCCTTCATAATGAGGGAGTTACGCGGGCCGCGCCGCCCGCGCCGCGTAACTCGTTGATAATCAGTGAGTTATGACAGATTAATAGATAAAAAAA